TGGGTGGTTGACCATACACCTGCCGCTGTCGAGTTGCCTCACCTCGTAGCCTGTCATCTCACCATACTCAAGGCACTCCGTCTTGCGTAGCTCTACACCACACCAAGCAGCGAATAGTACGAAGCCGAAGCAGAACGTGATGGTAACTAGCCATTCAATATCATACCTATCCATAATAATATTACCCCTCTATAATATAACAAATTAAAGGTTAGTCTTGACCTCTTGCTCACAATGCATCCTCATCTAGTGCCTCCGGTGTGAACTCGCTTAGTCTACCGGTATGGTTATCGTACAAGAGATGCCCTGCTGGGCCAGTAACGCCGGAAAACCTGTTCTTAAGGACTCGCATGTGAGTTGTGTTTCGCTCAATTGGACATTCTGCTTGCCCGTTTCTCTCCAAGCCAAGCACGAAGTCAGACAGCTGAGCAATAGAAGCACTGCCCCTAAGCTGCGCCACACTGGTTGCCGCTCCCTCTTCATGTCCCTTCCCCTCTGGTCGTTTCAAGTGTGACACTGCGAACAACACAATGCCTGTGTCCTGTGTCAGTGTGCGTAGCTTAGTCATGATCTCGTCGAGTGCCTTGCGCTCGTCGCCATGCTGCCCACCTGATACAAGTATGCTGATGTGATCCAAGATGATTACCTTGCAGTCCAATGCCTTAGCCATGAACCTGACACGAGCCACCACCTGATCTACAGTAGCACCAGTGTCAAAGCTTGCGTCCATTATCATGAGCTGCTCGTCGCCGAACACCCTATCGAAGCTGTCCCTATACTCCTGTGAGCCACGCTTGACTGCACTGGTAGGTAGGTGCACTGGCGTAGATAGATCAACACCCATGAACCCCTCAGCTGTACGCTCGACTGCCTCCTCCATGAACAGACAACCGATGCGGTTGCTGGTGGTCTGCTTGACGTGCATGACTAGCTCGCGGAGGATAGATGACTTGCCTAGTCCTGAGCCCGCTGTCACAGTGATGAGTTCGGTAGGTCGGAACCCGTAGGTTATGTCGTTGAGTGCCTCCCAAGGGTAGTCTCCTAGCTTGTCAGGTCGCTCGGCATTCAGCCTATCCCATAGCTCACCCTTGGAGAGTATGCCCTTGGGCGTGTACTGAGAGGCGCTCCAGTACAGGTCAGTGAATGCTTTCTTCTCACCTGCCTTGAGGTAGTCGCAAGCATCCTTGCCTACGCTGGGGTCTAGTCGCATGATGCGTAGCTTACCGGCGAAGACCTCGGCCACCTTCTCAATAGCCTCGACCCCTGCCTTGTCTGCATCGAAGCACACTACGATCTCAGTGAACCCGTCGAGGAAGTTGTATGCTGTCTTGAAGTCCTTACCCGCAGCAGCAGCGCCTTGCTTGAGCGACACCACTGCAACCTTGTCATCGAACATGGCACTAGCTGCGAGCGCATCCAGCTCACCCTCTACCACGACCACACGATTCTGTTTGTGATTACCGTACCGCTGCTGTCCGAACAGACCGCCCGACTTGATGTCGCCGACCACGCGGAATGCCTTGGTCTTTACGTGGCGTACCTTGAACCCGACAGGCTCAGTAGAATCCGCATCAAAGTATGGGTAGTAGTGGTGCTCACCTACCACCGCAACCTTATACTTACTGGCAGTTGCTGAGGTTAGAGAGCGATCAGGTATAGCTACTGGCTTGGCTTGCTGCCATGCCTGAGTCATACGACCCAGCTCATGACTGTTAGTTAGTGTTACTTCTTGTGGCATCTCTGCATCTCCATGTGTATACGACTCACAAACAAAGCAGTAGCTGTGTCCATCGTCATACAATACGTTACCATCCGAAGACCCACAACTATCGCATGGGCCTTTACTAATTGCGTTACTTTCTGTCATGCCTAAAAGCCTCGGTCTTTAGGTGGGTTGTTGTGTGTACTACAGCGCATTGCCTTATAGTATATAACAAATAATGGGTTAGTTGTGACCTCTTGTCACTTTTTGCACGTCTCAATGAACAGTCGCTTAGCCTCGGTAGCCTCTCGCTCACTGTCGAAATCTCCTATAACAATCAACCGCTTACCTCCGACCATGACCTGCGCTCGGTACTTGTTAGAGAATGAGTCGCGCTCTCGGTGCGCCACGCCTGTAGTCTGGGTGCTGTTGGCCGTAGTCTCTAGCCTCAGCTTACTAATCCGCAGGTCAGACAGAGCACCAGTCTCTACCACTGTGTTGCTGGCTGGGTCGTTGCCATAGTGCATAGCCCACACGATTCGCGCAGTGTAATAGTCTTGCCCGTCCACCTTGGTCGAGAGCCTACCGTCTACACGTACCTTGTAAGCCGCTGAGCCGGCGCTGACGCGACCCCGCGACACTTTCCATACCAATGTACCTATCTCACTATCGTAGCTGAGAAGCTCATTCAGGCGCTCCTGAGAGGGTAGTGGTTTAGCCCGCGACTGGGCTGGCCGTAGCTTCAGACCCCTGCGCTGCTCCTCTATCGCTCTCGTCACGCCGCGATACTCCTGCATACCACGCCATCGCAGTCCCTTCGCTTGCTTGTCGGCATACTTTAGGTACGATCCTGCCTTGACCTCAGCAAGATACAGGTTAACGCTCTCGGTGTTGAATCCAGCAGCCAGCAGCAGGGTACGTAGCTCCTTGTCGCTGGCGTTCTTGTGAGTCAGTGATGTATATGCTGCCATGCGTGGTGTCAGTGCTGAGATACCATCGCGGAAGTACAGGCCACACCTGTCATCCTCTTGTGATGCATCAGCTATCCGCTCGTCCACTGCTCTGTCCTCTACTGAGCCGACGTTGACGATGACTGTATGTCCGGATGCTGTACCGTTCTCATTCTCTAGTTCCTTGGGCAGCTCATGCGAGTGCATGTTCAGCCAGTCAATGCAATCCTTAGCTTGCTCCTTGCCTATGGTGCTGGGCCTACGGTAATGCATACGCCTCGCCGGTATGGTGGGGTCGCGCATCATACGCAGTCTTTCTTTCTTGTCTACTGGCGTGGCTGCTAGTGCCGCAGTGAACGGACGCAGGTTGCCGATAGAGGTTAGCTTGTGGTTTATGTTGTCTTGCTTTAGCTGCTGGTAGTCCAGCGTGTCGCCGCTATAGCCGTCATCCATCATCATCGTCATCCCTGTATTTGTGGTTGTCTGTACGTGTTGGCGTACCCGATAGAATAATCCCTCGCATGGTGTCGCTTGTGTTCTGAGATGGTATGGTGTTGGCTCCAAACTTGGGATGGAACCGCTGCACTACCTGCTTGCTAGCCTCCTGCTCAATGGCCGCCTTACTGGACATAACCTAGACCCGACAACAGCTTGATGAATCCGTAGTAGTCCAGCTCTGCGTCGAACGACTGCATGAACATGAACAAGTCCTCCTCAGTGATACGCTCCTCGCGGAAGTCCATGATAGCTTGCCACAATTCAGCTCGCTTGGTCTGCCTAGACAGCACCTCTCCGTACTTGTCAGTGCCTTCGCGCACCGTGTCGCCTAGCTGACTGTGATCGTTAGGGTTAGCCCGCGCCCCGTCTACTGCTTCGAATAACTCTTGAATGTATTTGTCTGTGTTCATTTTGTTTGCTCCTGTAAGCGTCGGTATTGGTTACGTGCGATAGAGTCCAAGTCCTCTGCTTGAAACTCATCTAGGTTATGTTGTAGCTCGGCATACGATAGAGCCTCAGCCCATGTATACGCGCCACGTTTGAGGCTCACTGCTGTGGTTACTGCTGCTAACATATCGTCTGTCATGCTTTATACCTTTTTGTTTACGCGCCCATTGATAGGATAGCTAACGCCACGACACCTACCGCGACGACTTGTAACACGACCCCAAAAGTCCCGAGAAGAGCCGCACCTGCTAGGCCACATATTATTATCCCTGTTATCCAGTCCATTATTTCCCACCTCGCATCATGTCCAGTTGTAGTTTAATTACCATATCAGCGGCGGTGTCATACGCTCGCATTGCTGCCATAGCTTGCTTGTCGCCGTCATCCACGTCGTTGAGATTCGAAAGGTAGATTAGCTTGCGTGTTATCTCTTGCAGCCTTGTGTCCACTTGCTCAATATTCATTCTTCGTCCTCCAGCTCTAAATCTTCACTTTCTCTCTTGGAATCACAGGACACACAAGTTAGAGAAAACTCATTTCTATGTGGTAGCGAGCAAGCCTCGCATGTGTATACGTAATCAGTCATGCTTCCTCCCTCTTCTTTATTTCTGCATTGTACAAGCCAATGATTATATCTTCAGCGTAAGCTACAGCCCCACGCTCTCCGTTGTCCTCTGCGCTATCATACAGCGTGTCAAGATCGCGCACCA